TGATGATGCAGTTCCGGTTGAAGAATACAACAAGTTAAAAGATGAAAACACAAAGCTAAAAACAATATTACAACAATTTAATACAACAATTAACACATTAGTTTGAAGGGAGGTGAGCAGATATGCAAGAGTTAAAGATAATTTTAGGAAATGCGATGATGTTATTCTTCTTTATAATTTTTATTGCAAATGTATTAATAACAGCATCAGATTTTACAAGAAAATACAAAAGCATGAAAAGAAAAGCAAGAAAATACGAAAGATTAGTTAAAATGGGAGGAAATTTATATGTTTAATTTAAGTGAATGTACAAAAACAATAACAAGACAAGGAGAAAAAATAATGAAACAAGAAGACAGACTTTTTGCAAAAACACAGGTAATTAAAGACCTTTGCGAAGAAAATACAGTTCTATATTTAGAAAATAAAGAGCTAAGAGAAGAAAACGAGAGTTTAATATACGCAAAGGATATTGCAGAAAAAAGAAATGTTGAATATGCAAGAATAATAAAAAACATTGCAGATGAGTTAAATGTAAATCAATACAATAGTGTAATTAATTTACAAAATAAAATAAAAAGCATGTTAACTATGTCGGGTAAACATTGCAGTTAACATACTACACAAATTACAAAAGTATTTTGTAATTAAATATTAACATAATTTTTTATTAAAATCAAGGGAGGATTTTTTTATGGAAGAACAAGAAAAAATATTTTTGGGGTATGAAATAACAAAGATTAAAACAAGCAGAAATTTGATAGAAAATGTTAAAAATCTTTTGGTAGATGTTGATGATGTTGATGAGATTTATGACCAGCTAGCAGAAATAGAAGTTTCTTTGTTAGATATGGAAAGCGAAAAAGAGCTAAAAATGGAAAGGTTGTGTCAAGGATGACTAGAGCGGATTGGTTGGAAGAACGAAAGAAAGGCATTGGTGGCAGTGATGCTGCTACCATACTGGGTTTAAATCCGTATAAGACAACGATTGAATTATGGGAAGAAAAAACTGGTAGAAGAGAGGCACCAGATATATCATATAAACCATATGTAAAATATGGAACCACGATGGAACCTATATTAAGGGAAAGTTTTAAAATTAAGCATCCTGAATTTGAAGTACTACATGAGGAAAATACAATTATGAAGCATCCAGTATATCCATTTTTGTTCGCTAGTTTGGATGGGATATTAGTAAACAAAGAAACAGGAGAAAAAGGAATACTTGAAATAAAAACATCAGAAATATTAAGGTCAATGCAAAAGGAAAAATGGAAAGATAAAATCCCAGATAATTATTATTGCCAAGTATTACACTATTTAAATGTTACAGGTTTTACATTTGTAAAATTATTCGCAGAGCTTACATACGGAGAAGATTATCAGGCAAATAAAACATACACAATTGATAGAAAAGATGTTGAAAATGACATAAAACTGTTGCAAGAAAAGGAAATTCAGTTTTGGAAAGAGTACATTGAAAAAGATAAAAGACCACCGCTAGTTTTACCTAATTTTTAATATAAGGAGAGATTTATTATGGAATTAAAAACAGAGGATATAAAGGCTCTAGAGCCAGTAAAATTTAATTATGAAGAATTAAAAAAAGAATTGACTGAAAAAGTTGAAAATTATAAAAACCTAGTTTATACAGAAGAAAATATTAACATGGCAAAAAAGGATCGTGCTAATCTTAACAAATTAAAAAAGGCAATTAATGATGAAAAGATAAGAGTTAAAAACACACTATTAGCTCCATATACAGATTTTGAAAGTAAATGTAAAGAGCTAATAGAAATTGTAGATGTATCTGTAGAAAATGTTGACAGACAAGTAAAAGCATTTGAAGATGAAGAAAAAAGAGCAAAGAGGGAAGAAATCCAAAAATATTTTAACGAACATGTAGGACATTTTAAAGATGTAATTATTTTTGAAAACGTTTTTGAAGATAGATGGTTAAATAAAACAACTGCAATGAAAACAGTGCAAGCAGACATTGAACATATTTTTTCCAGAGCAACTTCAGATTTAACAGTGATTGAATCGACTGTTTCAGATAAAGAAATACAAAAGCAATGTATTGCATTTTACTTTAAAAATATAACAAATCCATCTATTTTAGGAACAACAATACAAAAAGCAAGAGAACTTATAGAAGAGCAAAAAAAGATTGAAGAGCTAAAACAAGCAGAAATAAAAAAGGCAGAAGGGACAAAAAGCACAGAAAATGGGACAGAAAGCACAGAAAATGGGACAGAAAAGAAAATCACAATTGCCTTTTTAGCACAAGAGATGGTAAATGAACAAATGCAAGCACTAAAAAAATGTTTAAAAGACAATAATATTAAATACGGACCAGTTCCTGGATTTCAAAAAAGTAAAAAGCCGTTAGTATTAGATTATTCGGAGAGCAAAGATGATTATGAGGATATAAGAGGACAAGAATTATATAACGAAATCGAAAAAATAAATTTTTCTGTATACAATTTAGCAGATTGTCCAGAGGATGCAATAATTGGAAGAGATTTATTTACAGCAGATGATTACATAGATGCATTGTGCAAAGGGATGGAATTAGCCAAGAAAGGTTATACAGATATTGAAATAAATGAAATTGAAAGCGAGGAAGAGTAATATGGTAAATAATAGTTTAGTAAAGCAAAATCAAAAACAAACATTTAGTGCATTTTTAGCGACAGATGCAATGAAAAAGAAAATAAATGAAATGGTTGGAGGAGAGAAAGGACAACAATTTGTAACATCAATAATATCAGCTGTTTCTGCAAACCCACAGTTAGCAGAATGTGATAATGCAAGTATAGTATCCGCAGCTTTAGTTGGTCAAGCTTTAAATTTAAGTCCTAGCCCTCAATTAGGACAATTTTATATGGTACCTTTTAACGATAATAAAAGAGGTTGTAAGGTAGCACAATTTCAGATTGGTTATAAGGGATACATACAACTAGCAATCAGAAGCGGACAGTATAAGAAATTAAATGTACTTGCAATCAAAGAAGGAGAGCTAAAAAGATACGATTCATTGAATGAAGAAATTGAAGTTGAGCTTATTGAAGATGAAGAGAAAAGAGAAAATGCGGAAACAATTGGATATTATGCAATGTTCGAATATCTAAATGGATTTAGAAAAACTCTTTATTGGAGTAAAGCAAAGATGGAACAACACGCACTAAAATATTCTATGGGTTACAGAGCGAAAAAGGGGTATACATTCTGGGAAAAGGATTTTGATGGAATGGCAATAAAAACAATGTTAAGACAGTTAATTTCTAAATGGGGAATTATGAGTATTGATTTAACAATGCAAAAAGCTCTAGAAAGTGATATGGCTGTTGTAAAAGAAGATGGAACATACGACTATATAGATAATAACGACATAGATGATATGAAAGAAAATATACCGGAGACATTTGAAAATGAAAATTTAGGTAAAAAAGAAACAAAAGCAACAAATTATACAGCTCAAAATGAAAATATTAATACAAACGATTTTCAAGAAGATGACGATATAATGAATAACTTTTTTGATTAAAAACTAGGGAATTAAATCCCTAGTTTCAATAAGGAGGACGCAAAAGATGAATGATACTGGATGGATAAGCTTATATAGAAAATTCACTGAGTGGGAGTGGTATACAGATGCTAACACAATGAGAGTATTTTTACATTTATTATTAAAAGCAAATCATAAAGAAGGTCATTGGCAAGGTAAAATTATACAGAGAGGTCAACTAATAACAGGAAGAAAAACAATCGCAGATGAATTAAAAATATCTGAAAGAAGTGTAAGGACGGCTCTAGATAAGCTAAAAATGACCAACGAAATAACCATCGAATCGACCAACAAATTTTCTATTGTAACCATTGTAAAATATGATATTTACCAAGATAATCAAAAAGAGAACGACCAACAAGATGACCAACAAGATGACCAACGGGCGACCAGCAAGTGACCAGCAAACGACCACAAACAATAATAATAATAATAACAATAATATTATTTATTTTAATTTATTAAATAAATATAAAAGCAACGATTTTCCATCTGGTTTATCTGTAATCGAAAAAGTACGCAAAGATCCAGAATATTTATTGCTTAACGATGATGACAAAATTAGTTTAGAAATGGAGTTAACGCTATGAGTAAATATAAAAATATAAGAGTAATGGTTGATGGGATTAAATTTGATAGCAAAGCTGAGGCAAGGAGATATGCTGAATTAAAGCTTATGGAAGATACTGGACATATTAAAGAGCTAAAACTACAACCAAAATTTGAATTACAGCCAAAATATAAAAACAATAAAGGAGAAACAATTAGGGCTATTATATATAAAGCAGATTTTAGCTACATAGAAACACATTCCCAAGGTCGGAAAACTAATCGTTGAAGATGTAAAGGGTATAGAAACTAAAGAGTTTAAGCTAAAAAAGAAAATGCTTGAATACAAGTTCCCTGATATAGATTTTAGAATTATTAAATAACAAAAGAGAAGGAGGAACTATGGAAGATATAAAAGTTAGAGATTATGTAAGGACTTTTAATGGAGAGATATTCAAAATAGTAGGCATGAAACGCAATAAAGGTCTAACAATGTATCTTACAGACAGCTATAGTCAATATAGCGATACTGTATTAATGCAATGTGCAAAAGCACACTCAAAACAAATTGAGGAGCTGATTGAAAAAGGAGACATTATTAAATATAGAGTTAATTGCAGGTTTACGCAGTTAGGCATAGCAAAAGAATATACAAATGTAACTACACAAGATGTATACATTGGTGTTGAAGGCTGGGGATTAAACCAAATTGAGATAATAAAAATTTACACCAAAGAAGAATTTGAAATGATGGGATACGAGGTGGTTTAAATGAAAAATTGGATTTATATTTTAAAAATTGTGTTGGCACTTACAATTA